CGTTTCAATACACTACAGAAGCAGGAGGATTTGTTACTGTAGAAGAACTAGAAGCCGCACGTCAAGACATGAGTGAAAAACAGTATCGTCAAGAGTTTTTGGCTACATTTGAAAGTTTTTCCAACAGATGTGCCTGGTCTTGGGATAGAGAAACAATGATACAAGAACCTAAAGTCGTTGACACAAAGAACTTGATAGTAGGAATGGATTTCAATATTAATCCATGTGTTGCGGCTATATGTATTCAACAGGCAGACACACTGTATGTAATTGATGAAATTAAATTACCTAATTCACATACTGCTGAGGTAGCAGATGAACTTCGTGCTAGATATCCTCTCAGTAAAATAACAGTCTTCCCAGATCCTAGCGGAAGTAGATCACAAACATCAAGTGGGGGTGTAAGTGATCATTTAATATTGGCAAACAAAGGTTTTGTTGTCAAAGCCCCACGCAAACACGATCCAGTCAAGGACCGCATCAATGCTATTAACGCTCGTTTTAAGTCAGCAGACGGTAAAAACCACCTGTTTGTAAGCCCAAAGGCTAAATACGTTATAGAGAGTTTAGATAAACATACCTTCAAAGAAGGGTCACAACAGCCTGACAAAGATTCAGGCTATGACCATATGTTTGATGCGTTGTCATATGCTGTGGCATATCTGTTTCCAATTAGGAAAACAGTAACAGTACAACAACCAAAAACCTGGGCTGTAAGGTAAAGGAAAAATATAAATGGACGCCAATCAAATAATACAAAATCAAATATCAACTTTGCTCAGCTCTAACGATATCTACAGTACATATAGAACACGTTGGGAATTTGCTTACCAAAGTTACCTAGGTGGAGAAGTATACACAGAAGCTGGACACCTAAACACATATCAACTAGAAACACCAAGAGAATACAACAACAGACTCAACACTACACCTCTGGAAAACCATTGTAAGAGTGTTATTGCTGTTTACAATAGTTTCTTGTTTAGAGAAAAACCATACAGGGATTTAGGCAGTTTTTCTAACAATCCTATGATAAAAGAATTTATGAAAGACGCTGACCAAGATGGACGCAGTCTTGATGAAATCATGCGTGAAGTTAGTACTTGGGCAAGTGTTTTTGGACATTGTTGGTTGATCCTTACAAAGCCTAATCTAGAACTTGCTACACAAGCTGACGAGCTAGAAGCAGGTGTAAGACCATACCTAAATATGCTTACTCCTTTAGCAGTAACAGATTGGAATTGGTACAGAACACCAATTGGAAAATACAAATTGGATTACCTAAAATATGTAGAAGACTTTAACGGTAGTGTTCAAACATTTAAAGAGTGGTATCCAGACACTATTATTACTACCACTGTGGACACAGAAGAACAAAGTATTATTTCAAGAATAGAAGAACCTAATATGTTGGGAATGATCCCTGCTGTTTGTGCTTACAATCAACGTTCTGATGTTAGAGGTATTGGTATCTCAGACATTCAGGATATTGCCTACGCACAGAAAATGATTTACAACTGTACAAGTGAAGCAGTTGAAGCGATCAAACTAGACACGCATCCAAGCATTGTCGCCACACCTAATACAAATTTAGGAGTGGGGCCAGGTTCAGTTATTCAGATAGAAGAGAATTTAGACCCTGGCCTAAAACCATATGCTCTTGAATTTAGTGGAGCAAGCATTGATGCGATCTATAAATCAATTGAACATACAACACAAGCCATTGACAAAATGGCCAACACAGGTGCTGTAAGAGAAACTGAAAGCAGAACACTTAGTGGTGTAAGCAGAGAAACAGAATTTGCTTTGCTCAACGCCCGCCTAGCACAAAAGGCCAGTTCCCTACAGTTAGCTGAAGAACAAATGTGGAAGATCATGAGTTACTACTTAGGTTCTTCATGGGATGGTGATTTAGAATATCCTAACAGTTTTAATATTAGAGACAGATCAAGCGAAATTGTACAACTAAAAACAGCTAAAGAAACAGCAACAGACAAACGACTGTTAAAAGAAATTGACATGAAACTTGCTGAATGGATGGAAGTAGACGAAGACATTGATTTAGATGTTTTTGTTCCGCATGTAATGACTAACCCAACCACTGGTGAAACAGTAATTGCTCGCACACAAGACGAGCATCTATCATTATCCGCTCAGGGATATATTCACAGTGGAGAATAAACAAGGAGAACTAGCATGGCTATGAAAAAGAAGAAGAAAAAAGGCAACCGTGGCGGCCGTAGAGGTTAATTGGCAAAACTATTTTGAATCACTTAAGAAAGTTTGCCCATGGAGTCTTAAAGCATATACACAAGGCAACATTGAAATCACACAATGGAAAGGCTATCCAATGGATTTAGATAACCTAGAAGCAAGAGTGTATGTTAGCAAGCATAATCCTAGACAACTTAAAAAAATACACACGCGATTGAACTTAGAGAGGCCTATAGAAGAATGGTTATGGAGTCATCCTTCATTTCAAGACTATAGTGCTCCAGTTCCGTGCTTGATACAACAAGATCGCGATAAATTATATAGTATCAGGTCAAAAATAGGTTTTTTTGACGAAGATTGATAAATATAAACATAACTCATAGGAGGCGAGGTAACAATGACCGTAGAAACAACATTGGCTAATGAAACAGCAACTGGTGCTGAAGCAACACAAGAACAAAACCAGGCAGAAGTAAAGACTTACACCCAAGACGAGGTAGATAATATGATGGCTCGTATGCGTGGATCACTTACAAAGAAAATGGAAAGTAGATACGCAGACTTAGGTGATGTAGATGAGCTTAGAGAAATGAAGGCACAAGCTGAAAAGCGACGCCAAGAAGAAGCTCTCAAAAGGGGTGAATTTGAAAAGACTCTACAAGAACTTGCTTCAAAAAAGGATGCGGAAATCCAAAAAAGAGATCAAATGATCAGAGAATACCGTGTTAATACACCTTTAATTGATGCGGCCGCAAGATACGATAGTGTAAACCCTGAACAGGTTAGAACACTACTATCAAAGTACGTTAAACTTAACGATGCGGGCGATGAAGTAGAAGTTGTAGATGACACAAACAATGTGCGTTACACTGACTCTGGTAGTTTGCTTACTGTTGATGATTTTGTTAAAGAATGGTTGGAATTAAATCCACATTTTCGCAGAGCAGGCGTAAGCACAACAAATTCTAAGAGCATGATGAGTGCTCCAAAAAATGGTGAAATTGATCTCAACGGTTTGGATATGACAAATCCTGAACACAGGAAACTGTACAAAGAGGCCAAATTAAAAGGTCTTTTATAATCATAGCCAAAAAGGAGAAATACTATGGCAAACTCAGCATACGCATCAGTCATTAATACAGATGCTCTGGTAGTACCAGTAAAAGCGGCAACAGTATATGCCGCACATGAATCATCTTTGTTCTTAGGTGGACAATTGATTCCAATCGTAAACGCACCAAACGGTGTATTACAAGTTCCAGAACTAGCGGCTGTCTCAGCTACTAAACTTTCAAGTGAAGCGGCTCCAGGTGTAGACGTAGACGCAGTTCTTCCAGCAGACACTAAAAACACAATCACATGTGATCTTTATGCGGCTCGTTCAGTCCTACGTGACTTGGGTGCTATTGATCCAAACGAAATTGGTCGTGTACTAGGTAACGCAGTATCAAGTAGTTTTGATAAAGACGTTATGGGTGTTATGGGTACACTAACAGGACAAGAAATTACATCAGGCGATTTAGACCTTGATGAAATTTTTGCCGCTGTTGGAACTATCCGTGGAAACGGCGAAACAGGACAACTATACGGTGTAGTAGGCGCAGGTTCATATGCGGCTCTAATGAGCAACATTGGATCACAAGCATACGCTGGTGGTGACTTCCAAACTGAAGCATTAAGAAATGGCTTCTTAGGAACAATCGCTGGTATCCAAGTATTTGTTTCATCTTACTTAGACGACACTAACACAGGCGTAACAGGCGCGAAGATGGGTATTTTTGGAGCAGACGCAATGAGAATTGCTATCCAAAAGAACGTTGACATTGAAGTAGCTCGCAGAGCTGAAGCAGTGGGTAACGACATCGTAGCTAGTCTACACGCTAAGCCAGCATTGATTGATGCGGCACGTGGTGTACTAATCAAAGACGCGGCATAATCTAAAGGGGACAGGTAATGGCTTTCATAACAGATAATAATACGGTCATATCATTTGCTGAATACAGTGATGTTTTGGCAAAAGATAAGAGACTATTTGATTCTAATGAAGGTCTTAC